TCCCTCAAGGACACTCTGAAGGCAGAGGATTTTGTTAGAGGCAAGGTCGATTTCGTCAAGTAACAAGATTGCTCCTCGTTCGAGGGCTTCAATGACTGGGCCATTGTGCCATACTGTGGAACCATTAACAAGGCGGAAACCACCAATAAGATCATCTTCATCAGTTTCAATAGTAATGTTTACACGAACAACTTCTCTCTTGAGTTGAGCGCAGGCTTGTTCCACACCTAGAGTTTTACCGTTACCAGAAAGTCCTGTAATAAAACATGGATAGAATTGTTTAGATTGAATAATCTTTTTGACATCAGGGAAGTTTCCAAACTTGACAAAGTTAGGGTCAACTGTTGGAATTAGATTCTGTTCGGTAGGTGGAACAACAGCAGGAGCCTTGAAGTTTGCTTCAAGTTTTTCCTTGACAGTTAGATTCCATTTACCAATGCCTTTCTTATATGGTTTAAGGTATTTGGTGACAGTTTGATATCCCACATCATTCTGAGCACAGTAGGCTTTGATGTGTGCGGATGTAATTTTGTTTCCGTATAGATCTCTTAAAGATGAGATTAATTGTTCGGGGTTCACTTTAGCTTCAAAAGGCATTTGTTTCATTATGTAAGTATATATTAAGTATAGTAGCATATGCTACTACATGCAACTAGTGTTGTGACACTAATATAATTGTCTATGCTATAAAGTCCATAAACTGACTTAATACTTTCTTGTTCATTTTCTTAGCAGACAATGATTTCTTGAAAGCAGATTTGATCTGAGATTTGGTTGCATCTTCTTTTACGGTAAACTCAGTATCATTACCGAGAGCATGTGATGATAATCCAAAGTAGGCATGATACCCAACATCTTCAAGTTTGAGTGACTTATTTTTTTTCCACCCTGCTTGGATATGTTGCACCTTATCAAAATCCCAATCCATGTATCTTCTGATGAATGAATTAGCATCTCTGCCATCCATAACTCTGATACCTATGAAATTGACATCTGGAAATCTACCTCTGAGTTGATTTAGAAGTGCTGATGTTATCTCATGTGAGTTAGATTTGCATGAATAAGTTTTACCATTTGATGTGTCTCTGATAAAAACTGACCCATTCATAAGTGATCTAGTTCCCATGTAGTCTCTTTCTTCATCTTTGAAAGTAAACAACTTATTGTATTGAAGTGGGTGTGCTTCACCATCTGTAAGAGTGACACATTGAACTTTTTGTACTCCTGTAGCTTTCTTGAACTCAGGGATTATTTGATTCAACGATACAAGGGCTTCATTCAATGGAGTTCCAGATAGACCCAATCTTCGAGGAGATTGATAAAATACATTAGGATTCCATCTGTAGTATGCAGATAGTGATGTAGCTAGTCTCCAAATACTGAGTAATTGTTTTTCTAGATCTGATTTTTTACAATCACTTGTGAAAAACTCAACCATAGAAAATTGAGATTCAATTTTTACTCTGCGATCTGCCTCTTCATGATGTGGAGGCATTGATTGTGAGTTTCTCCATGAGTGACCAAGATCATCATCCCACTCGTTGTAGTGACTCCACTCATTAGTAAAGGCAAATACTTGGAAAGGAATCTGAACTTTCTTACAGAACCAGATCAAATTGTACAACTGTTTGATTGTGTCCATAAGAACTGTACTCATAGATCCAGACCAATCAAGGACAAAGATGAGTCCGTGATTTTTACCATCAGGTAAAGTAGTAATCTTTTTGAAAAGATCATCATTGTATTTGTATGAATGAAGTTTTGTACAATCAAGAATGCCTGTTTTTGAAACAGTAGCACGAGCATATGCATCAGCAGACTTACGACATTCAAATTCTTTTACAAGATAGTTGACTTCTTTCTGAGCAGATCTTCTGAATAATCTGTAGTCATTATCAACTGATTCAAAAATATTTTGTGAACTTGATGATTCTTTATCAAAATGTTTTTGAGATCTGATCCACCACTCACTAAGATAATCATGAACATCAGTGTTTTTGGCAACCAAGTTATCTAAATTTAGAATTGGTAACTCAACATACTCTGGTTCATAATATGAATTAGTATTTTCTTTGTTCAAGTTCTCCAAGTTGTCTTGAAGAGCCTTGTCTGTAACTGCATCAAGGTTGCCTCCATGAACTCCACCTGTAATCTGATCTGATTCTGATGCTGCATCTAGTTCCTCCATCAACTCTTCCTTTGAAGGTTCTTTGTGAGCAGAAGGCTGACCGCCTTCACCATCTTCATCTGAATCTTCTTCATCATCGGAATCTAGATCAGAAGAACCAAGAGGAAATCCCATTCCTGATCCACCCAATTCACCCATTGTAAACTCAAGATCATCTAGTTTTGTCATCATTTCTTCTTGATGTTTGACAAACTCATATAACTCCTGAGCAAGTTCAAGAACATCTTGGAAAGTTTCGGTTCTAAAAGCTCTGTCTACAAAATCTTGTTCATCTTTATCAAAACTTACATCTTCAAAATTACCAATCTTGTAGTGAATATTGATTCTATCTGCCAGACCCATATCTTCAAGGTCATGTTGAGATAGTTCAAAGAAATCTTGGTCAGCAAGTTGTGAGTATCCATTGTAGAATGTTTTACTTAAGCCTGGATACTTTTGTTTCATGAACTTCTCAATTCTTACATCCTCTAGAACGTTGACGTAAGATGGTGGAACATCTGGATACTCTACCATCCAGTTATCAGCGGGTGTATATAATGCGTGACCAACCTCATGTCCTACGAGAAGGTCATATACGGTTCCAGAAGCCTTCTCCCACATTGGTAGGGTAAGAACTCTACGTCCAACATCGAAAGATGCCGTAGATACCTTACGGTTCTCTATGATAAGATCTTCTGTTGCAAGTAATTTTGCAAGTTGTCCTTTGACTTCGTAATTAACCTGTGTAAGCATTTGTTTTCTTGTCGTATATACACATGATAATCGATCCTGTGCCAATTTCAACCGACAGTGTGCCAGCTTGTCAACTGTCCACTCCTATGTAGAATACCTAACCTTCGAGAATCCGTTCATTTTTTCAAATGTAATTAAATTATCTAATCTATCAGTGAGTTCATCTACCTTATGAGATATCATAAACACATAAGCATCCTTAATGACATACTTGATTATCTTTGTAAACTCGTCAGTGCCGTTGCTGTCAAGTGAACTGTCAAATATTTCGTCAAGGATAAGAATATTCGTACTAGATGAGTTCTTCATCTTAGCAATATCTCTCCAAGTAAACAGAATAGCAAGATCAATTCGCATTTTCTCGCCCTCAGAGAA